ATAAAGGTGATTTTACTTTTGAGCCTAACGTCAGACTTCATCAATGTACCAACAGCACCAGCAGCGCCTACAAGCTGACTAAACGGACTTGCGCCACCGGCAAATCCTTGACTACCAAATCCGCTAGACGTTTGCTGCATCTGTGTACTGCTTCCCAAACCGGCCAAACCACCGAACAAGTTAGCCATAGTAACAAGCTGCGCTCTACGCGCTTCTTGATCTTGCTGAGCTAGTCGCGCAGCATCGGTGGCAGAAGCAGCCTGTCGTGCCTCTACGTCCCTGCCAATAGCTTCCTGCAAGGCTGCGGGTGTCATCTGAGCTTGCAGGGCTTGCTGGGCCATTCCCGGCGCTCTCTGCGAAGCGGCAATTCTACGAGACTCGGCCTCTTGGAGTGCCGATGCCATCTGACGTTGTGCTAGTTCTTCACGCTTTTGTTGCTGCAAAGTTTCCAGTTCTCCCAGAGCAGTAGACCCTAGGCCAAACTGACCAGCTTGAATTGCCTGTTGCTGTGCGGTTTGCTTATCCCGCTCAGTCATGTCTCTGGCTTGCTGCGCTATAACGCCAAGCTGCGCCTGATAAATTGGGTCTTGGCTAGGATCAGCTAATCCTCTAGAAATATCAGCCTGACCAAGTTGCATAAACTGAGGAGCTAGTCCAGCAGAAGTCTGTCCTACCTGTCCATATATGTCCCTAGCTGCTAAAGTTTGGGCAGAATCTTCGGGAACCAAGCTTCCAGTAAACAGTTGAGGATCGGCGCTAAAAGTTTGCTGAATAGGATTAAGCAAGTTTTGAATAAACGGCTCTACAGGAGCATACGGCTTAATCTCAGAAGAACCACTACTGGCCGACTGAAACGGCGTAGATACCACTACAGGAGGCGGTGATGAAAATATACTGGACATGTTATAATCTCTTTCTTACAGTTATGCTTTTAAACTCATAGCCCATCGGCTCCATTACCTTTTCCCAACCTTTACGGCCCGTCATCTCAAAAAATTTAAATCCAAGTTTTTTATAGTATTTTTCTACAACTGGAGTTACTATACTAAAATCAAACTTGCCTTCTATAGCCTCTGCACATATGCCTTTACCTCTTGGCATTTCTCCAAAGCCTATAATAATACATCCCTGAATGTTATCGTAACCGTCCGTAGAAACCCAAAAGTCACTTTGTTTATTTATAACCCTTTTAATCAAGTCGTCCGCTGTGTACAGGTCTTCGCATTTTATTTTTTCTACCATGTGTTCTATTCTGGTATAACACTTGGCTAGTTTTTTTCTAATTAGCGGACTGTCTGCATTAACAAGTTTATAGCTTAACCCACGCTCCAGCGGCGTTGTAAAAATATATTCCTTCGCCTCCTGATCCGGGGTTCCAGTTACTGCCATCAGCATACCTAATGTCTCCCTGTTGTGGATCACTAGGTTCCACGTTTAACACATCTAAGTGACCGTCTCTTACCAAGTCTAGAACAGTTCTAATTTCTAGAAACATTGCATCTATAAAACGAGGTATTTCTTCTATCTGGGTAGGACAGAATGTAGGATCAAACCTTAAAAACTCTCTGCTCATCTGTCTGACACAATCTCTGATTCTATTGCATAACCGGACAGATTAAACTGAGAAGCAGCCTCGCTTTCAATTTTAATAGCAGCATACCTGCCTTTAACTCTACAGTCTACTTTGTTGTCGGTTCCTATAGTAAACGAAACAGGAGTGTTATAGACAACCCCGGAACCGGGGGACATTTCTGCTCCAACACTGATGTCAACAGTTCCAGTACCTTCTATTCTAGGATACACTCTTGTTATGTTTTTAACGGAATCTATCCTACCGGCATTTAATCCACGGCGTTCTAAGGTAGTTGTAAAGTTTGTGCCGTCAAATGTAACACCAGAGTCCGCAAGGTAAAACTTGTTATCCGATGTTCCGCACATCAGCAAAGAATCAATAGAAGGGTTATATTCTTGCTGTCCCCAGTTAAGTGTATTACCTTCATACGTTCCTGTAGCAGCGGCCCACGTATTTGTCAAGGAGGGGTTTACCAAACCTTTTGCAATATAGTTTACACTTGGTAAGTCTCTTGTAGCCCAAGTGTTTTCAATGTAGTTCCATATTAGAGCCGTGTCCGTATAGCCTCCGCTTGCCCCCGTAGATGGAAAACATATCCATACTTCGTTTTTTATTTTATTGTGAGCCAAGAATGTTTTATAAAAATATGTAGAATCAATTTTAGAAAACAAGAATGTTTTCATCTGGTCGTCTATAACACTTTTAATTGAGTTGCCGTTATGTACTACTACATCGTTCGTAGTTACCATAACATGCTGTCCATCGCCTAGGTCTACAATAGCATCTCTGCTAAACAATCCTGTATCTTTAAATACCTCTCGCACGTTAAAGGTAAACGCCCCGCCCACGTAGTTAAGAGAATACACACTATCCTCTTTGTAAACCATTAACAAGTTGCCTAGCTGGACGGCGTTTAGTATATGTCCCTTTGTACCCATTAAAGACGTTTCAGCAGCTTCCGAAGCAGCAGAAGAAGTAGTCCAAGTATTGCTACCATTATTGTCTGCACCCACCGGTATAGCATCGCTCCACCGTATAGTAAAAGGTTTTGACACCGCTGATCCGCTACCGCTATCGGTAAGGTTCAAGGCTATTAAATGATTTCGGAAGGGGACAATAGCCTCGCATTTTAAAGTTGACGGCCAGTGGGTAAGGTCAGCAAACTGAGAACCACCTTGGGTAAAACTTTGCGGAGCATCTATACCGTTACACGCTATAAGAACGCCGCCCAATACACCGCCTTGCCAGTTATTAGTTGTGCTTGCAATAGTAGTATAAGCGCCAGAAGACCTAGTAACATCTGCATGCGTAGTTCCGGTAATTTTACGAAGGCCCGTAGCAGTACCATAGACCCACAGTTCTGTGCTGCCTTGTAGCCAGCTTGTAGCCCAATATGGATTATTGTTAGTACCCGGATCGCCAAAAATTTGTATATGGCCCTGTATTTTACCAGCCTTGCCGTCTATAAACCTTACGTTATTTCCATAGCTAAAATAAGAAGACGGCATGTCATAGGGAGACAAATCTGTGTTAATACTGAACCGTGGGGCTTGCCTACCGTTTATGTCAAACAATTCTTTAGCCATTAACCGCTACCTGTTGACGTTTGCTCTGACCAATCAGTTGAGTTGTACTCTTGCAAAGCAATGTAATCCGAGTCTTCTGCCAGAATGTTTCCGCCAGATTCTTGAATTAAACAAAAATTTTCTATTACCCAGTTAGTAGTCATTAAGCACCTCTACGAACTAAGCCACCGGGGTCACCCTGAACCGACATCTGCATAACAGTTCCGCTATACCTAGCCGCCTCTTCCGCTGCCATTACGTCATCCATTGCTTTCTGGTAAATAGCCAAGAAACGCTGTGTTTGCTCCGTATCGTTAAGATACACGGCTCCTTCCAAACATGACCCAAATAGATACAGGTCTGGGAAAGAACTTAAAATGTCATTGCTAGTAACACTATCAGATAAAGGAATAAGTTTTTTATAGTAGTTAATACCCAATGTATACGTAGCATCAGGAGTAGGATAAACTTTTATATTTTTTCCCAAATTTGTATAAGCTCTGGGATAGCCGCTAGTGTACGCTCCGTATTCCCGGCTTCCAGATTCCGGGGAAAGATAGCTTAAAGCATAGCTATTTGTATCTGAAGTTTCGTACGTAATGTTACGAAGTTCAATTAGATCGGAGGGCAGGTTATAAAAAGCAGTATTTGCTGCGGTAGTAGTCTGCGCTCTAACCATGTTTACTCTAACACGAAGTTCTCTGTCTAGCCTGTTCTCGGTCAAGGCTATGAAATCAGGTATAATGCTAGTTAAATCATCTCTGTTAAGATAATTTGCTATGCTTGTTTTCATCTCTGAATACGTTGAAAGGCTCATTAGATATTGCTTTCATGTGTCCGTAAAAACCTATACTCAGGATCGTTTAAAAGTTTTTTAATCTTAGGCCAATGATCTTTGTTCATCATGTCTACGCCGTGTTCTCTCTTCCATTTTTCTACAATAATAAGAGGAATACTGGCAACCTTACGCATGCCTAATTCTTTAGTTTCAACGCCACCGTTGATGTAATCTTTGTTAAACTCTTTTTTGTTAAGCTCAATTAGCGGCCTAACGTCTTGGACAGAGTGTTGAACAAGGTTGTCCCCATCTGCATCATATGTAGTTTTGCGTTTAATAGGAGAAGAATCAGTCATTTCTTTACCTTCTTTTTTCTTTTTGTTTTCTTTTTCGGAAAACCTTTTTTCATGTTTTTGTATGCTTCTGCACTTATAGTAGAGTTTTTCTTACTACGAGAAGTGCCAGCCCTCTTTCTTTTATTTATGTTTGCGTATAAAGACATTTTTTTCCTTAAAATGGGGAGAGCCATTACAGCCCTCCCCGTAGTTAAGAACTTACGCGCTTAGGTCGTAAACCGCACCAAGAGCTTTTTCGTTGTCTACCTGCAAGGTATATTCAACGACAATGGCACGCTGCTCTCCATCAGAAGTAGAGGCTACTTCACGCTGGAAGAACGGACGTAGGTAAGCAAGCTTGTAATAATCTGGATCAATAAGCCAGCAATCCCGGTCGCGCTGTAGGCGGTTAGGGACAACAGCCATTTCACCAAAGTCACTTACATAAACGTCCATGCCGCCGACAATACGCTGGTCAGCAACGTCTACAAAGTTGGATACACCGGAGCTACCACCCACGCCAACAAAGCTAGAGAAAGTCTGCTTCTGTGTGGGAGCCATCATAAGGTATTTCGTATCCGCACCGTTGTTATAAGCGGTAAGAATAACAGCCTTAAGAAGAGCCTCGGTAAAAGCACGGCGGTTGCCAGAGCTAGCATCCGAACGAGCCGCACCAGCACCTGC